AAAGTTCATTGTGCCATAATCGGGGGGATGACACCTACCCGCACCACAGTTTTCGCGGCTTCCCTCGGGGTTGGTAAATCTACTATTTCACAAGCGATGCAGGGGCCCTTGCGCGATGCAAAAATCGGGAGGGGGTTGATTGACTTAGATCACCCGAGCGTTGCGGAATATGTGGAAGCGACGAGGCTGCGAAAAGAACGATACGAAGCGGGTACAAAACCACGGGGACGGAAGAAGGAGGGGGTAGAGGGCATTGGGGGGCCACCGCCCTCGAAGCCCCAGGAGAGGGGCGAGACATCTTCGACCGCTGACGGGGCGAGCGTCAAAAGCATTTCGCAAATGACGATGGCGGCCGTAATTGAAAAGTATGGCACCGCCTCACGGTTGAAAGAATATGTGGCCGCGTCTCGGATAATAGAGCAGACACGAAAATTACAGATAGAGATTGCGGAGAAAGAAAATCGACTAGTAGATCGTGCGATTGTCGAGGGGATGATCGGGGCTCTGGACGGTTCCCACATAAAGATGCTGACCGACGGGGCAAAGACAATTTCTCGGCGTGCTTCCCAAAAGGTTCTTGCCGGAGAGACCCCAGAACAAATCGAGGTTTTTGTAAGGGAGACTCTTGGAAAATACTTGAGGGTGGCCCTTGTGCGTATCGTAGAGACTTTGGAGAAAGTGGGGTCAGTAAAATGAAAAACGAAGTGCGGGTTATGTGCGAATTTGCGGAGATGGTAGACCCGTCGGGGTTGAAAGATCACCCGATGAACCCAAACACTCACCCGAAATCTCAGGTAGTAGCGCTGTCAAAATCTATCAAAAAACACGGATGGCGACATCCCGTCATTGTCTCGAAGCGGTCTGACTACATAGTGGCAGGGCACGGTAGAAAGCTCGCGGCGCTTGCACTAGGTTGTTTGGTCCCCGTGGATTACCAGGACTTTGAATCGGAGACAGAAGAGTTGGCGGTCCTGGTTTCGGATAACGTTCTCCAAGAGCTTTCGGAACTGGATGAAGCACTCCTTGGGAACGCAAAGGGGAAGCTTCTCGCGGCGGATTATGATCTAGACGTGTTAGGCTTCTTGGAGTCCGAGGGGGGAGCGGAAGAGTTTGGGGGAGATATAGAGATCCCGGATATTGACATTCAGGACAAGATTCGATTGGAAAAAATTGTTATTTTTGCGGAGGTGTCGATCCGAAGTGAGGTTTTGAAGAAGGTTAGGGCGGCTATCGACGGGTATGAGGAGTCTCTTGTAAGGGTGTTGTCATGAAAATAGCAACTGTTGTTTTTGGCGGGGGTGTATCAACCCTCGGGATCGATATAATATCGAGAAAGTTGTTGGATAACGATGAGTTGGCGGGGCATATCGAGGTCAATAACTTTACCGAAGAAGACCCATCCGCCATGGACGGCGCAGGGATACTCCTTGTGTCCCTGTATTGGGACGATAATTTGATGGATTACTTTAGGTTCCTAAAGAAATACGGGGTAAAGCCCGGCAAGGAGGGGGGGCCGAAGGTAATACTGGGCGGCATATCCGCGGTAAATACCTCACTTTTAGACGGGTTTTTTGATTATGTTGTGTTGGGCGACGGGGAATGTGTGATCGTTGACCTTGTTTCTGCCATTGTTAACGGGGTGAAATACGAGGGCCCCGGGGTGGTGGGTGCTGGGGACTATTCGGATAATGAGTTTTGTTATGCGGAGAACATACCGGCGCACGCTTACGTTGAAAACCGAGGGAATAGAACAGCGAGAATCGAGATTGCCAGGGGGTGTAGGTACCGGTGCGCGTTCTGTCAGCTAGCCTATACAAAACCTTACCGTGAACAGCCTATCGACGTTTTGACATATCTGATTCAGAAGGCTCCCACTAAATCCGTTGGGCTGTTCGCCCCGGATCGATCTGGGTATAGCGCCTTGCCCGCGTTGGAAGCTGTTTGTAAGAAGTACGGGAAGAACAACACAGCGGAGGATTTACGCCTCGACACTGTCCGAAGAATGGATGTGGTCTCTAAACTAAAATTTGGGGTGGAAGGGTTCACGGAGGCCAAGAGAAGAGAGTTTCACAAGGTAGTGTCAAACAAAAATTTGGTACTCGGGATGAAACACATTTTTCAGACTTTAAAGAAGCCAAACGGGAAAAGACACACCACCGCGACTATGTACATGATAGGGGATTTGCCGGGGGAAGCCCCGGAAGAGGCTTGTGAATTTTGGGATGTAATGGAGGAAGCGGACGAATATTGTAATCCCCCCTTTACTTTGTTTCTTACGATGAACAGCTTCTCACCAAAGCCCTATACCCCGTTAGAGTTATGCGGGATTCACCCATACAACAAATGGGGGGTTTTTTGGGATAATAAGAGGAGACTCAAGAATATAACAACGGCCTCTCGTGGAGGAATGCTGGGGCCCTCTCTGCGTATCACCCGAATGATTTGTTCCAGAGGGGACCAGCGATTGACAAAACTTTTATTTTTCCTGGCAAACGAAGGGCGTAAAATTATCAAGAGCCCTTCGAAAGCTGCGGGGGAACAAGTGGAATCCCTCATAAGGAAGCAGGGGATAGACCCGGAATTTATTTGGGGAGAGCTCCCAAGCGGAACCGTCCTACCTCACCACAGATATAGGGTTCCCTCCTAAAATGACAATGATCGGGTTATCTTGGGTTGTAGAGAAAATAAGGGGGGTCACTGTTGACATCGTTCGGGCGTCCCCTTCCGAGTTTACGGAGAAAACCAGGATTCTCCCGGCTTCGGTATCCCCCTTGCCCGGCCCCTACACCTTCGACGTCAACCCATACATGAGGGAGCCTATCGATTGCTTCGACGTCACAAGCCCCGTCCGCGAGGTTACCCTGATGAAAGGGGTGCAGATCACCGCTACAACCGTCCTTGAATGCATAATCCTGTACGTTCTGGCGTGCCTTCGTACGGTGCCCGCGCAGTTGTTTACCGCGGATGACGTATTGGCCAAGCTGCGGATGGAGGCACATATCCTCCCAATGTTTGAGGAATCTGGCTTGGACATTTTCCAAAGTCCCGATGTAAAAAACCGGCGCAAGACGGGGGCCACAAAGGGGCTATTACAGGTAGTAGGAGGCGGATACTTGATCATCAGCGGGGCGCTCTCCCCCAGAAGGTTTCGGTCAACCCCCGTTTTGTTTTCTTTGCAGGACGAAAACGACGGGTGGCCATTAGAAATTGGCAGGGACGGATCAACCTCAAAGTTGGCGGACGACAGAACGACTGCCTATCACCAGCAACGTAAAATACTTAGGAATTCTACGCCCCTCATGACGCATACATCTGTGATTTATCGGCATTATCTCAGGGGAGACCAACGAAAATATATGGTCAGGTGTCTTGGGTGCGATTTCCCTCAAGAGCTCAGGTGGGAGGGGAAGAATTCAAAAGGCGAGAAGACCGGGGGGATCAAGTGGGATACAGAAGCGGATTCCAAGCTGGTGGCTGGGAGTGTCCGTTATGAATGCCCTGAATGCGGCCACAAGCATTATGATCAGGACAAAGAGAGGCTGTACTCCCCGGACAACGGCGCGGAGTGGGTACCGACGGCGCGACCTGTTACAAAAGACATTCGCTCCTACCACCTCCCCGGGCTCTATTCCCCGGCTGGTTTTAAAACGTGGGAATCGTGCGTGGTCGATTACCTGGACGCCTATGACCCCGAGGCGAAGCGAGTTCGCAACATGGGCCTGTACAAGACGTTCTACAACAACGTTTTAGGGTGGCCATTCACTCCCCCGGGTACCAATGTCTCTTTTTACGCGGCGAGCTCGCACAGACGACGCGAGTACAATTTTGGTCAAGTGCCGAACAAGTACGCGATCCTGGCAACTGGCGGCCCGATCCTGTTTCTAACAATGCAGGTGGATGTCCATAAACACAATTTGGCCGTGGCCGTGATGGGCTGGACCCGAGACGCCCGGTGTTTTGTTATTGAGTATTGGCGGATCAAAGACGACGAAGACGAGGAGGGTTGTAAGCGACAGGAGAGCCCGGCGTGGGCGCGAGTAAAAGAGCTGATCGACGATGGGGTCTGGACTTCTGACGACGGGCGGGAGTACAGCATAAGGTTTGCAGTGGTGGACGCGGGTTATGCCCCGGACACTGTCTCTGGATTCTGTGAGCAGTTCCACGGGGTCTATCCGATCATTGGACGAGATAGGCCTGCTAAATTGTCATCGATCGTTGAATTCGCGGAGTACGAAATGAAGTCCGGGCAGAAAGGCTACCGCGTTACCGTTGACCACTACAAAGATCGGATCGCCCCCGTGCTCCGCAGGGAGTGGTCGCTCGACGACGGGGAGCAGAAACGATACCATTTCAACGTCCCCAGCGACATGACGAAAAAGCAACTTGAGGAGCTGACGAAAGAGACACTTACCGAGGACGTAGACAGCAACGGCAACACGGTTTTCAAGTGGGTGCGGGCTGGTAACGCGGCCAACGAGCTGTGGGACCTAACGGTTTACGGCCACGCGGCTGTTGATATTTACGCTTGGATGTTATGCCGGGGGCACTACCAGTTAGAGACCGTGGTTTGGGATACTTTTTGGGCTCACCACGAGGCGGAGCTGGGGCTGTAAAATTCTATTGTTGACAAATCGTTAGTTTCTTGTTTTGATAGTCCTTACAATTGCGCAACTTGCGCATGGTTAGTGAGGGCTATGTATAACACGACCTACCTCGAAGCACGGATAGCAGCTACGGAGGCGAGGATTCTCGCTTACGAGACCGCTATCTCCACGCTCACCGTAGGAGGGGCGCAGTCCTTCACGCTGGACACGGGGCAAACGCGGCAGGTCGTGACGATGATTAACATTACTGAGATGCGAAAAGCCCTTGTCGCGGACCTTTCGTTATTGGCGGACCTTTGCGCCCTTCTGTATGGCACCGGCACCGTAACGGCTAGACCCGCATGGTAGGGCTGCTCGACATGTTTTCGAGCAAGCGGCCTGCGGTCCTCCCCGACCCCCCGTGGGTGTCAGAGTTCGCGGAATGGGGCGCAAAACCAAAACATGAGGAGTTGACAGATCGTCAACAAGAGATTTCCGCTTTGAATTCCGGTTGGGATTCGAGCTACGGCAACGCGACGGTTTGGGACGGCCAGAAATACGCGGGCGGGCTGGTAGCTGCGGAGGTTCTATATCCCGATTACTGGACGCTTCGAACGAGGAGCGCCGCGGCATTTCGGAAAAACCTTTTCGGCCGGGGCTTGATTCGTCGACTCGTGACCAACGTGGTCAATTCGGGGCTCCAATTAAATGCCATCCCAAACGAGACCGCGCTGGGGGTTGAACAAGGGTCGTTGGTAAAGACGACTGATATGATCGAGGCCCTGTTTTCTCTGTGGGGCCATACCGAGGCAGTGTGCGATTACATGAAATCGGACACGTTCGGGGAGATTCAAAAATCTATTTATAGAGAAGGTCTTATTGAGGGGGACGTGCTCGTGATTGCCCTCATCGATGAGAAGACTTTGAGCCCCACGATCCGAGTCGTCGGCGGGTCTGCAGTACAGACCCCCGGGGAAGCCCCAGCGGGCAAGCGGATTGAGGAGGGCGTAGAGATTGACAAGGCAGGGCGTCACGTCGCCTACTGGATAGACGAGGAGCAAACCGACGGGACTCTGAAGAGCGTGAGGATCCCGGCCTACGGCCCCCGTTCTGGGCGTCGTGTGGCCTGGCTCTACTACGGCACCGACAAACGCGCGACGGATGTTAGAGGAGAGCCCTTGTTGGGGATCGTTCTTCAGTCCCTGTCGTGTCTCGAAAAATACAGGGACGCCACGGTTTTAAAAGCCACGCTGAACGCAATCCTTGTTGCGTCCGTCGAGAGTGATAGAGACGGCGTTCCCGCCGCTCCCTTCACCGCTGGTTCGAAATCAAAAACAGAGGTCGCGGTTGTTGATGATACGAATGCGGAGCGATTGGCATATCGTCTCGGGCTGAACCCAGGCGTCATAGCCGAGCATCTACCGGCTGGGAAAAAGATAAAGGTCCACCCGACGTCTGGTACCGACGCGAACTACGGCCTTTTCGAGAGCGCCACGATTCGAGCGATCGCGTGGGCGAACGAGATCCCCCCCGACGTCCTGGAGCTTTCCTTTCAAAATAACTTTTCAGCGTCCAAGGGAGCTCAAGCCGAGGGTCACGTTTTCCTTAAAAAAGAGCGTGAGCGCTTTGGGGAGCAGAACAACAACCGGATCTATGGGTTGTTTTTCGAGGGGAGCGTGCTTTATGGCGACTTTGCGGCCCCCGGCTTTTTGGAAGCCCCGCTGTACGACTACCGCACCCGGTCCGCTTGGCTGCAGTGCGAGTGGAACGCCCCGATCAAACCTATTGGGGACCTCGGGAAAGAGGTCAAGGCTCATCTTGACGCCATTGAGGGTAGGCTAACCACGCGGGAATACGCGAGCCAGGTGCTATTCGGGCAAAAATTCATCAATAACGCGCAACAACTGCGACGAGAAGAAGAGATTCTTGGGATAAAACCAGAGGAAGGGGACGAAAACGATGTGGCTACTACAGAGTGAAGCTCTAGCACGGATAGAGGCGACGAGCGAGGCATCTATACCCATCACGTTTGCGGCGTCACCCCCGGGTGAATTGTCGGTTGATGGGGTGGTAGCTTCTTTTCCTGTGAATGGAGTTTTGACCCCAAAGCCAAATCGCTTTTTGGCGTTCCTCTTTGGCGCGAGCACTTCTTACCAGGAGATAAATGAGCACATAGCAGCGGCCAACGCAGATCCAAGAGTGAAAGAGATTCACATGAGGGTGGGTTCCTCTCCCGGCGGGAATGTGGAGGGCATGATCCCCACAATGGACGCCATCAGGGAGAGTGCAAAGCCGGTTACCGCGTTCGTGGAAGAATCGGCGCATTCGGCGACTTATGGGTTGATCAGTCAGGCCAAGGGCGGCGTGTACGCGGCCCATCGGGCTACCATGTTTGGATCCGTCGGTGTGAAGGCCAAGGTTGCGGTAGACGGGTCAGTGGTTGAACTAGCGAACACGGAGTCACCCCTTAAAGTTGTGGATGCTTCCACGGATGAGGGAAAAGAGCAAGCTAGGGAACCCCTCAACCAAGTGTTCGCAATTTTCGCTGAAACCATCGCGCTAGGGCGCGGAATCGATAAAAAAGAAGTCGTCAGATCATTCGGTAGAGGGGCGTCTTTCCCAGCGGGGATCGCGCTTGCGAACGGGATGATTGACGGCGTAGGACTACCCAGTGGCGGAACTTCCTCCGCTGGACAAACGGAGGAAAGTATGAATTTACAGGAGTTGAAAGCAGCTCATCCCGAACTGGTTGAGGCCATCAAGGCGGAAGCGGTAGGGGAGGAGCAGGAGCGCGTCAATGCGCACTTGGTGCTCGGCGAGGCTAGCGGGGACATGGCCCAGGCCGTCAAGGACATCCAAGCGGGTAAAAAAGTAACCCAGGAGACAAACGCCTATCACACCGCCGCCTCTATCAGGGCTGCTAGGGCCGCCAATCTCGTTGGGGACAACGCATCAGCGGACCTCGGCGCAACGGCCGCGGCCCCAGTTGAGGTGAGCGATGAGGACAAGAGAATGCAGGCGATTGCGGACGGCATGACCTGGGCAGATGGGGAGGTGCTGTAATGGCGAATCCAGTAATCACAGACAGAACCCAACACCAAGGGGTTGTGGAATGCATCGACAGCCCGGACGAGTTGGTAGCCTTCGCGGGCGCTGACACCTACGCGCACGGTACAATCCTTGGACGACGCGCGGTTGCCACGGCAATTACCCCCGTCGCGGACGTCGGTAACACGGGGGATGGCACTTGCACGGCCGCTTCCGTTGTTGCGGGCCCGACTCCCCTTGTCGGCGCTTACAGCCTGGAGTGTATCAGTGTCGACGTTGCGGCGGGTACCGCGGTTGCTGTGGCTTCGGCGGTCACGGGCACGGGAAACGGAACGGTCACCGCCGTCACGGTTGACGCGGGCGAAGAGGGCTTAAAACCGGGCGCTTACCGTTTGACCTGCCTTAACGCGGACGTCCAAGGGGGCACCGCCACCGCTACCGCTTCGGCGGTCACGGGTACAGGGGACGGCACGGTAACGGCTGTGACTGTTGACGCTGATAACGTTGGAATGAAGCCTGGCGCATACGTACTTACCTGCCTGGAGTTGGGCGTAAAGCTCGGGACCGCGGTTGCCACTGCTTCGACCATCACGGGCACCGGTAATGGCGTCATTGGCGCCGCGACTGCGGGGGCCAAGGCCAAAGCTGGCGTCTACACCGTCACTTGTATCAACGCGGACGTTTCCGGTTCTGAGATTTTTTCGGTAATCACTCCTACGGGCGCCCGCCTGGCGGACCTCACCGTTGCGGTTGCCTATAGTACGGCGCACTTCGGGATTACCGTTGCCGACGGGTCCACGGACTTTACGGTCGGCGCATATTTCACCGTGACAGTCTCCGATTCCGGCGGCGTGTGGAAGCTAGAAGATCCAGGTGGGTCAGTACTGGACGCCTCAATCTTTCAAGCCGCCGGAGCTGGGGCAACCACTGCGGTACAAGTTGGCGGTCTGAATTTCACCATCACCGACGGGGGTACGGACTTCGCGGTCGGAGATTTGTTTACAATCACCGTTGCCAACACCGGAGGGTTGTGGTCATTAGCTGACCCCGATGGGTCTGTAATCTCGAATTCGATCATTCAAACCGCGGGCGCTTTGACAGCTACTGCCGTTCAAGTCGGCGGTCTGAATTTCACTCTCACCGACGGGAGTACGGACTTCATCGCAACCGACTATTTCGGCATCACCGTTACGGACACGGCGGGCCGCTGGAAACTTGAGGACCCCAACGGGGCCCTTGTATCTAACAGCCTGATTACAAACGCCGGGGCCCTCACCGCCACAGTGCTCGAAGTTCCTGGTATGACGTTTACGGTTACTGACGGCGCGGCCGACTTTATCGTCGGGGACAAGTTCTCTTTGCCCGTCGTTGCCGATGGCAAGCTGGTAGCCTTCGCAGTCGGCGGAGCTGGCGGCGCGGGAATCCCCTTGAAAATTGCGATTGACCCAATCGTAGCCACGGGTTCGGGGAACGTTGCAGCAAGACCCCTCGCACAAGGAAAGTTCAAGTTTCAATATCTCGTCATCGATGCCGATGGCGACAACACCAACGTTACCGCGGCGATTCAGGATCAGCTCCGATCCGCGGGCATCTTAATCCAGAGCATTCCAGATAATGCCGAGCTGGATAACGCATAGGAGTAACGAGCATGGCCAACGTAGCAACAGTCAAATTTTTGGGCGCATTCGACAAAATGCGAAAGCCCCTAATGTTCCTTTCCAGTTTTTTCAAAACAGAGCGGCGTGATTACTTCAATTCGACGAGCGTTGAAATCCACGTCAGACGGCACGGCCAGCGGGTAGCGGTAGCCCTCCAGGGTATGACCTCAGACCCCCGATGGTCAGACGTTGACAAGCACAGTGTGAAAGTCATGACTCCCTATTCCTACAACGAGGGATTCGAGGTCAACGGCGCGGACGTGATGAACGCCGGGTTTGGCAAAACTCAATACGACGAGCCGAGCTACATGCGGGATGCGCTCCTCTCGTTTGCGGACAACGGCGTTGAAAAAGAATACGCCATCCAAAGAGCGGTTGAGCTTCAGACCAGTGAGATTTTGCAGACGGGTACGGTCACCCTGATCGATTCCAACGGCGACACCATTGGGGCGCTGGATTTCAAGCCAAAGGCCACGCACTTTCCCCAGGTTTCCGTCTCGTGGGCTACTATCGCCACCGCGACCCCTCTTGCCGATATGGAATCTCTCGCGGACGTCATTCGCAAGGACTCCGGAGTTTTCCCGAGTATCGCCATCATGGGCGGCACCGCTTTTGGTTACGCTTTGCAAACGACTGAATTTCAGAAAGCACTTGATAACCGCCGGATGAACCTAGGGATCATCATGCCGAGTGAAATCAATTCAGACGGCGCTAAGTATCAGGGCGACGTGCATCTGGGCAGCTACCGCGTTGAGATCTGGACGTATCCTGAGTCCTACGACCACATTCAGACGGGTGTCGACACCCCCTACATTGCTTTGAATAACGTCGTCATGTTGAGCCCGAAATCACAGTTTAAACTCGCTTATGGCGGATTTCCTAGCCCCTTGGCGAAGCCAGACCCTCGCGTTTCGACCTTCCTTAACGTGCTTCCCCGGAGAGTTTCCCGGTCTGGCTTTGTCGACTTGAACCCAATCGTTTGGTGTTCCGAAGATGGGCAAAGTATCAAGGGCGCCGTGCGCTCTCGTCCCCTCGCCTATCCTGTCGGTATTGATGAATACGGTTGTATCAACACGGTCCAGGCGTAGTCATGACGCGGAGTAAACCAAACCGCGGGCCTTTTGTCGTCCCTGATGGGGAGGAGGCCCCGGTTGTCACTGCCGAAGTAAGGGAGACTGAAACAGCAGCACCAAAGAAGGTTTCTTACGTAGTTTCTGGGGGCAAGAGCCTCAGCACTAAGCGCGGGATCCGTGGGCCTGGTCAGGACGTTATCGCTGACGAGCTCGCGGGCGGCGAGGAGTACCTTGAGCACCTTGCCAGAACCGGATTCTTGGAAGTGAAATAATGAGTCTACTGGACATAGCCGAGGCCAATCTGGCCCTTTCCATCGAGTCTACCGCCCTTTTTGGGCAGTCGATTACCTTGACGGATCCGGCTGGTTTGGCTGCGGCTATGGTCGGCTCTAGCAACGACATTGGGGCGATGATTGACCCGGACACACAACAGTTCGTTTCGGGCAGGACCGCCTCGATGACTTTGCGCATTTCTTCCATTTATGGCGCGGGTTTCACCGCACTTCCCGTAGGAGTGGCGGAGCGGTCCTCTAAACCGTGGCGGGTGACATACACCGCGAAGGGTTCTAGGTCGTACGAGTTCGCAGTTCGGCAAACGATGCCGGACCGAACGGCTGGCGTGTTGGTGATGGTCCTGGAGATTTACAAACCATGACCGCGAAGATCACCACTTTGATCGAGACTGTCGCGGGGTTCGCGGTTGTCCGAAATAAAATCGCTGCAATCCTGGCGGAAGAGATCGCCGCGCAGCAAGTACTCGCGACGGCGGGCGGGGAAAACCCAGACCTGTGGAAAGTTCGAATTTTTACCG